GATACGTGTTCCCATTTTCTATAACCCGTTGAATCCGCGTTCGCCTTTTTCACCTCGCAAGCCTGTCTCGCCGCGAACGCCAGGCGTTCCTGGTTTACCATCCTTGCCATCACGACCGCGTTTCACAAACATCTTCCAGTCGGGCGATATCTCCGGCTTGCCATCGGTATCTTTCAAGGCCAGGAAAAGAGAACCGGCATAAGTGACTGAATCTCCCTTCAGGAACGAGCCTTCTTTCCAGATCCCTTGCCAGGCACCAGCCATAGTGCCCTTCGACCACCTGTTCTCGACAATCGACCCATCTTCTCCCACTAGATCTAACCCAAAGATCCGGTCGTCTTCATAGGAAACAACGTGCTTCAAGCTGATCCCGTCTTTGCCTGGAGCCCCGTCCAGGCCATTAGAACCAGGCGACCCATCCTTACCATCCCGGCCTGGTCCTCCATCGCGTCCATCGCGTCCTGGCAGCCCCTCAGGCCCAGTCATTCCGCGTTCTCCATCCTTGCCAGGCGCTCCATCCTTGCCATTTTCTGGTTTATGGGCTTCCAGCCAAGTCGAAACCTCGTCCATGACTGAAGCTAGCACAAAATCTGTGTCGATGGGGTCGGCATCCTTGCCATGCATCCCATCGATCCCATCGCGACCAGACGAACCAGGTTCGCCCTGTGCTCCGTCCGCGCCATCTTTCCCATCGATGCCGTCCTTGCCTGGCAATCCATCAGCGCCATCTTTTCCATTCAATCCGTCGGCACCGTCTTTTCCATTCAGTCCGTCGGCGCCGTCTTTTCCATTCAGTCCGTCCGCGCCATCTTTAGCTAACGGTCTGTCTTTCAATTCAAGAACCAGGCTTTTCAATTCTATGATCTGCTGGTTCTGAATCTCAAGTCTGCTTTCCAGTTCTTTGATCTGAAGATTCTGGGGAGTTTTAGAACTGTCGACATAGTTCTTCAGTAAATCCCAGAGAACATTTGCAGTGTAGTCTATTTCAAGCTGAGATGTGCGCTGCATGTTGGATCATCTTCGCCTGTAAAGCCAGAACCAAACGCTTCGCTACGTCATCTTTTTCTGCTTCCGGTTCCTCCGGAGGGGGCTCAGCAGGCGGAGTAGCTGTAGGCGCAGGTGGCTTGTTGAATGGATTTTCACCGCGATCACGTTCATCAAGTGCTGCAAGAGAATAATTCTGTTGTTGCAGATAAGGTGTCTGACCACCTTTGGTCGGAGCAAGGTTCAGACGAAGACGAGATTCGTCTGGTGATTTGATCCCTGCACCGACGGCGCGAGCTTCTGCCTCGACCAGCGTACGAGTGTCCATTCGCAGCAAGCCATCGAGGTCGAACTCTGCACCATAGGATTTGCCTTCAACGTCAACAAGTCCAAGACCTTCATCAAGACACAACTCGATGCACTCAAACAGTTTCTGCAGACACTGGGAATAGTATTGCTGATTAAGCGCTTCAACGTTATTATAAGAAGGAGCAGGTCCGACGCTGATCATGTAAGAAGGAACATGGAATGCAGAGCAAACTGTTTCTGCCGTCCACTTCAACTGCTCGATCAATTGCGCGTCGACTGCAGGGATCGCAAGCTGATTGAATGCCAACCCATCTCCAAGGACTGCGATCTTGCCGACGTTGTTTCCTGCAAACTTGTTTTCCCAATGCGTCTTGAGCCTTGCAGCTGTCTCGTCATCGATATGACCTGGCGCTGTCAAGATGCCACCGGGCATCGACCCATTGGAAAAGAAGCTTCCTGAATTAGCTTGAATCGCCAGACCTTGCGCAGCCGGGATCGCACAAGCACTCAACGGCGATATGCCACACAACGGATGATAGAGCGGCGTCATCACGTCATGAATGACTTCACTGGCAGGAACTGCAACGTCTGCTTCCAATCCTGAAAGATTATCGCGATGCAGCTGATACCAGATCGAACCATCAGGAGCTACCAATGGCTTGACCCTGGTCGGATCAAGAATATACATAGCTACAACAACTTTACGCTCGTCTCGTTCTTTCAAGACATACGTATTGCCATGAAGCAATTTTGAAACAGTCCACTGCTCGTAGAATTGAATCCGGTTCTGATAGCGATTTGGTTTTCGCATTACTGGAGAAAATGCAGATGAATGAATCTCGTTCCAGATTCCTGTTTTTACCTGCTCGACAAATTTAAGACGACACTTCGAAACGTCGGTAGCAATCAGCGACACACAGGAATAGACTGCATGATAAGTCAGGACCGTCTCATTGCGAATCTCCAGGTTGCGCTGCCACGCACCTGTAAACGGTTCGCGTATGATCGGCCACGACGACCAGCCACTGCGATCGCTGATCATAGACGATCCCGGAGGCGCAGCCTTCCTGGTTATTTCAAACCCAAGAAAGCGCATCAGTCTTTTGCCGTCATATCGCGGCGATCATACCGACCAACGCCTACACCTTTAGCAGTTTTGTTGGCTATAGCTTGACCAGTGCCTTTGACTGTCCTGACTGGCACTTCCATATCCTTCGTCGACAACGGACTGACGTCGTTGCCTTTCTTCGAAGCCATCGGACGGAATGCCGCTGTCAACAGCCCAACCTCCTCCGCACCAGCTTCGAACTCCTCACCCTTTTCAACATTCTTGCCGCCATAAAAGAAACGTTCTTTCGCGATCAGCTTGACTTTCATAAGACTTACTCCTCTTCAAAAGATGAAAGAGACTGGAGCGGCCATCTTGGGGACTGCAAAGCCCCAGTCTCCTCATCATAGCGACTTAGACGCCTATCACCACTGTTAAGCGTATTTTGCCGCCTTGATATACTGGACTGCTTCAGCGCGACGCTTCAGCCAGTTGATGTAGCGTTCAGCGCGTACGAACACCAAGTTCTGCTGGAATGCCGAAACCATGACAGTCGAAGCAGACGCAGGATCATCCGGCGCATCGTTCATCTGAACCGACGCTTCGCGAGAGACGTCGATCTGTGCCGAGCCGTCATCCGCAAGGAAGATATCCGGCGCATTCAAGAAGATGATGTTGTCACCTTCCGCCGGAGAATCTTCAGTGTAGTCGACGTTCGTGCTCGTGATGACAGTGAAGCCCATGATATTGCCGCCGGTCGCTCCCACATTCGGGAACAACGGCTGACCAAGTGCATTCAACATCAGCCCAAGCGTACGAGCCTGACGAGCACGAGTGATCATGACGAGACTGCTCGTGTCGATTTCAGCCGCGTCAAAGTTTGCCATCACAAGACCAAAGTCCGTGACGAAGTTAGAATAGGCAGTACCCGATGCGCTGATCGGAGTGACGCCGTTGGTAACAGACGCCGGAGACGTGTTGGCGACTGCTGCCTTCTCAGGATCAAGGAAGTCCTTGTCCATCAGCTTGATGATCGCCTTCGCCAGTTCGTCGCGCACCAGAGCTTCCGCTGCCGGTGAAGAGAACCTGACAATTTCGTCGGTCAGACCAACGATGCCGGCAATCTTGAAGTAACCAAGCGTGACTGTGTCGAAGCTGCCTTTGCTGACTGGCTTGGGCTTGCCTTCTCCAACCCAGTTGACACTCGAGACAGTGATCTGACGCTGAACCTTGATGTTGAACGGCACGCGCGTCAAACCAGGAATGCGGCCAATGATCGTCTTCGGCCACAGATACTCAATGAATTCCTGAGTGTACATCTGCGGCTCGACCAAAGCCGACATAGTCGTCGAAGATCCTGCAGTCACTGCAGCTTTCAGGATCGTCTGCAGCTCCGGCATATCCGGCCAACGCATTTTCGCAATCTCATGCGGTGGGCACATTTCGCGAGAAGCAATCATCTTCGCGATCGCCAGACGAGCAAAGCCGATGCCCTTCGGGATCACGGGACCGATCACCTCGACACGAACGCCGGCGCGCGCCTTGGTTGCCGTTTCAGGAGTAGTGCCAACGACCGGCACTGCCTGCGTCACGTTCATAGCCTTCATCTCGTTCAGCCGAACCAGATGGCTATCGATTGCCTTGACTTCATCGCGAGCCGTATCGTATTCCGTCTGCTCGGCCTCGCCCAGCGTCTCGCCTTCTTCGCCAGACGCATTCATCAGCTCCGCCATGCGTGCAGCTTTCGCCGCTCGCGTAGCTTCGTAGGCCTTGATCTGCTCTTCGTAGGTTTTCATCTTGCCCTCCTTACGGGCTTTGATCACAGGAACAACAATTATTTTTCCCGTGACGCCGGGAGGACTTGACCCATCGGGACCAGACGCGGCCTCTATAGCTTCAGTGTCAATTGACTTGATAGAATGAATGCTGGCATCCATGTTCGCTGGGATAGTCACCAGCGACAATTCAAGGACTTCACTTTTGATAAAGCGAACCCCACCATCGTCTAGCATAGACATTTCGATTGGTCTAAAACCGATTGAAACACCACGCACTAAACCTAACTTCACTTCCTCCCATGCTGTGTCGATGCGCTCCTTGAGTGGGCCAGACGCGGCCATGCGCGGCATGCGAGCCGTAAATGTAATTCCATCCTTTGTTGCCTTGTCGAACTTGACAGTCCCAACCGGCTGATCCGATCGGTGCTGATGCAGCAGCGGCAACGGGTTCTTGAACTTGACTCCAAGCGGTTCAACAATATCGCCAACACGATCCGCTGAAGGCGTCGTCGCCATGCCCGTGATGATGCGCTGGTCTTCATCGACTGTCTTGACTTCGAGAACTGAATAAGCTCGATTCATGGTCATAGGATCACCATCTGAAATTCTTTCTTGGTCGTCTCTTCCGTTGGCGCAACACCCATTGCCATTGTAAGAGCAACCATTCCGTCGATACGTCCTAGACTCTTCGACTTTGTCAGTTTCCTGCTGCCAGACGGGACCATCTCGACAACAGAGTTAGATGCACACATCGCCAGCACTGGATGATTGCCATGAGCAATGCGTGCGTTCAGAATCTCCGCCTCCAGATCCCGGAGTGCAGGAGACATGCTTTGAAATCCCTGGCCGAACGCTACAAACTTTTCTTCGATGATCTTGTCCGTAAATCCTGCTTTCAGCAGCCAAGGTTTCAAGTGCCTGAAATTCCAACGATCGAAAGCCAGCTTCCTGATGTCGTACAACCTGAACATGTCGAACAAGCATGAAGCGACGTATTCATAGTCGATAGATTTTCCTGGTGCTGCCAGCAAGAAGCCCTGCTTGTTCCAGACGTCATAAGGAACGCGATCGACTCTGGACTTGTTGGCTAGACCAGAAGCAGGAAGCCAGAACGTCGGATGGATTTGCCAGATGCCATCGACTCTTCCCATCAGGACCAACGACGTCAGGTCTTTTACTTCCGACAGATCGAGACCGCCATAGACAGGAACTTTACTGATATCTTTCGGCTTGTCTCCGCAGGACTTCCAGACTGCAGGTGACACAAACGGATTGGAAGCTTCGACCCTTCTATTCAAGATTAGATTTTCATATTCAGACTGACGTGATGGCATCCGGCGAGCATCCTCCGCCATTGCCAGCACTTCTTCCTTGTTCATGAAAATATCAAAAGCCGGGTTTGCTGCCCGAATAGCTTCTTCAGAAAACGCGTCAAGATTATCAGGAGCAGTGTTCATTCGCAGGACTACACGAGGATCATGTGCAGCCTGAGCATCGTCGATCAGGATCGAAAGCAGATCTGAATCTGTAGGCGCCTGCGTCGAGATGATAATGGATAGAGGACGTTCTTGTGCAGCTGTCGCTGTTTCCAAGGCTTCGTATAGTTCTGATCGCGGACCCTTGACCTGCCCCAGCTCGTCATGAACGATCAATGATGGAGAAAGACCATAAGCCGTAGTCGCATCAGCCGACAGCGCTTTGTAGTGTGTCCCCAGGTCGGGACAGAGGAGTTCTTTGGCAGTATCGCGGACCTGAATGACAGCATTCAAATCCGGGTTCAACCGGACCATCTTGACAGCGAGACTGAACAAGATCGCTGCCTGATCCCTCGATGTCGCTGTGCTCTTCAGTTGCGAATTGGGTTTTGCTTCAGGACCGCAGAGATGCAGCAGGACTATCAGCGCAGCTTCGACGGTCTTGGCGTTCTTGCGTCCCCTGGATATCAGCGCCCTGCGTGTTCCTGCAGGATTGTCGTAGATCGCAATGAAATCGTCCTGCATGAAGGGAGCCATTTTTAATTCTTGGCCGACGAACTTCCCTTCAGGTACTCGGCAGTAGTCATGCACCCACTTGATGTTCGTTTCTGCTCGGGTTAGCTCTTGCTTTACCTTCCCAGGGTTTACGCGTCGCCGTTTGTTTGCGGTTGCCACGTTGATTCATCGTCGAACGTTGAGTGAGCCGCATCTTGGTCGCCAGAACGAGAATGTTTTTTGTTTCACGATCCTGCATCCTTAAATAGCGATCGTGTTCCTTGGGAGGGATAAGCGGTTTCTTCAATAACTCCGCCACACGACGAGCTTCAATTGTATGCCTGCAGTACTGTAGCAGAAGAGGTACTGTTGATGCAGTGAACCAGTCTGCAGGTTCTGCTTTCACGATCTTGACCCACACCTGAGCCTGTTCTTTCGTGAGCTCTTCAGGCGGGTCTAGTCTTTTTACTATATCTAGTACTGTCGTATCTGGTGGGAGAACGACTGTGCCTACGAAGCTTTTTCGTCCGTGCTGTTTCACTGGAACCTTACGAAACCGAGCAACTACAAGTTAGAAAACTTCTTCGGATGGGCCGGTGTCAGACACTATTTCTTAGAAACTTTTCGATGACCCCCCCAGGGGCCA